TAACGTAAATCAATTAGATTTAAGTCAATTTGAGGCAGGTATTTATAATTTAATCCTAACTTATAATGATCTTATGTTTACTAAAAAAATTGTTAAACAATGAAAAAGCTTTTAATCACTTTACTATGTTGTGTACCTCTTTTAGTACAAGCCCAACAACTTAAAGATTGGGGTAAAAAACAACTCAAATTTGCTACTTTTTATACAGCAGTAACAGGTAATAATTCACTAGCAGATGTTAGTTTATATTCAATAAATCCTTCTACAGGTATTTTAGAAGAAAACATTGTATCTACTCCTTTTGATTATACTTTAGCTTTTGGTGTTAGAAAAATCGCTCGTTTAGATTACGAAAATAGAAAAAACGTATTTTATAATGGTACTGAAACATCAGTTTCAGATGCTGCTACAGTAGGCAATGTAGAGGGTTTAGAATATTTATTTGAATTTGACTATAAAAGACAACAAGGAAGTAAATTTGTTGACCAACAACATTTTTTAAGATATGTTCATGATCATTGGATTTTAAAAGTAGAGTATGTGCAAGACGGCTTTGCTGATCTAAGATATTTTGAAGCTTCACAACGCTATAGATATAATATAGCTAAAGAATTTTCTTTGAATATTGGTTTAGTTCAACGTTTTTCTGAACCCTATGGATTTGATCCATTATCTGAATTAGCAGGAGCTGATTTTACAAATATAGCTATTGAACAAGGTTATGGTACTAATTTTGAAGGAGAATGGATTAACCCAAATGGGGATATAGTAGCCGAAAATAATATAGCATGGAATGCTGTTGCTCTTCCTAATGTATTAAATGAATATGTTGATCAAGAAAGAGCATTATTACCCTATCAGTGGAATCATTCGTTAGTATTAGGATATGATTATTACCACTATACTAAATCATTTTGGCTCCACTCTTGGGCAAGTGTATTACCTCTCCATGTAAGTGCTAAAAATGAATACTCGTATACTAACTTTGTTGATGGTAATACTTGGTTTGACTATACAGGAGGTTTAATTTTAGGGTGGCAAGTAAATAAACAATTAGGAGTATTTTCCCAAGGAAAGTACCATAAATACTGGAACCGTGCTTGGCATGATTTTTCAGTCGGTTTTAATTATAGAATAATTTAAAACAACACAATCATGGCATTTAAAGAAATTTTTAAAGACGAAAACGACATTAACGAAAAATCCGTAGTAGGATTTGCATCATTTGCTATTATGGTATTATTTGCCCTAACAGACCTCGCAACTGGTTATTTTGGGGAGGATTTAGTTATTAACGAAGCAATTTATAATTCATTTGTATTCGTAACATTAGGTAGTTTTGGTATAGCAGGTTTAGAAAAATTTGCTAAATAATGTATGAATATAAGGCTATATTAGATAGAGTAGTTGATGGTGATACAATAGATGTTACCATTGATTTAGGATTTAATGTTTGGAAAAAAATTAGAGTCCGAATGGAAGGTATTAATACCCCAGAGTCTAGAACTAGAGATTTAGAAGAAAAAAAACGTGGACTAGCTGCTAAAGATAGATTAGTTGAAATTCTAAGATATAATAATAATAAATGTGTATTAAGGGTTTCTGGGGTAGGTAAGTTCGGTAGGGCATTAGCTACTGTTTTAGTAGACTCTTTATCCCCCTTAAATGGAGAAGATGGAATAACATTAGTTAATGTTAATAAACAATTAATAGAAGAAGGACACGCTGTAGAATATTACGGGGGAAAACGTTAATTTTTTTATATTTATCTATATTTATAACAAAACTAACAGATGGCTAATAATAATTTTTACGGATATAAAAGAAATCCCAGTAAATTAAATACTTTACAGGGTGCTAGGGGTTCAGTAGATCTTGACTTTGAATCAATTAACCCTTATGAATTTAAAAAAGGAATGAATGTTGAATTAGCAAAATTAGGTGTTAATTTACGGGAATCTGAAACAGAACAAAGGGAAAAGGCTACTGAAAGTATTCTTAAAAATTTAAAGGACATTCCTGCTTATTATTCTCTTATGGAACATTATGAAACTATTACACGTAATATGGATCGTAAACCTTCATTTAAAACTTTTATAAAAGAAATGGGTGAACACTCAATGAAAGAAGTAAAAGAAAAATTTACAATGGATAAAATGAAAGAAATTAAGCTTAAAGAAAATATTAGAGCTGAAGTTAGAAATAAAATTAACGAAATTTTCAAATTAAAATAAAATGACTATTGAAGAACTAAACAAAATCATTCAAGAAGAGCTTAAAGCTTACTTAAATGAAGAACAAACCGACGAAGCTTACCATGAAGATGGTGATGATGATATCGAAGTAACTACTGATGAACCTGATGTTGCCGATGGTGGTGAGGCTATGGATACTTTAAGACAAATTTATGATATGCTTAGACCTATAATAGAACCCGAAGGTGAAGTAGATATAGATGATGAAGAAGTTCCAGCTGATGATGAAGCTGCTGATGAAGATCCTGAGGAAGAAATGGATGAAGCTGCTATAGCAAAGCCCAATCATAAAGCAGAGTATGTTCGTGATGTCATACATAAAGCAGATGACGTTAATGTTGGTTTAAATGAATCAGTAGCTCGCTTTAAAAAACTCGCCAATATAAAAGGCTAAAAACTTAATTCAATGGTCAATACAGACGCTTTATTGAGCGAATGGGCATACCGATGTGAGAAGGGCTATCCAGATATGGATAGCCCCTCTGATCTTAAGGTTCTTAAGGATATCCTTAAAGAATGGGAAATTTCATTGCCCGAGTTTCAAGAACAAATTATAACTGAACAAGAAAAATCAGATGAACTTACTATAAAAGATATAGAAGATATCTTAAACCAAATCAAAGACGATAAAGCAGCTATTAAAAAGATATATAACTTTATATCTAATAGACCTGGAGAAAAAGGATTCTTTGGAGTAGCAGATGATTCTAATGTTACTGATAAAACTGTAGATACATCTAATGCGCCTCAAGTTATATTTGATTTATTATCTAATAGTGGTGATTTAAAAAAATATATAGATCTTAATAAGCCTGGATTTGGAGAAATTGGTAAAGAAGGTAACTTTTTGGATTTCTTTGAAGGAAAATCTGGGATGTCTAAAGATACCCTTACTAAAATGTTTAATTTTTCAGGGAAAGAAAGTGGTAGAGGTGTAGGTAAAGGAGAAGTAGCTATGGCATTGTTATTTAAAGATGTTAAAATGGCTGCCGCGGGGGGTGGTGATTTAAATTGGGGAGGAAAATCTTTAGAGGTTAAAGGTTCTAGTGCTCGTTTAGGAGGGAGAGATAGGAAATTTGAAGGATTTGAGCGCACAGCTTTAGGTCAGTTAGCTAAAAAATACGATAAATCCGATGAGCAATTCAGAACTCTTATTCCCAATTTAGCAGATGAAGAGGATTTAAGTAAAAAAGAGTTATTAGATGCTGTGATTGATTTTGAAGAAAAAGCACATCCTAAAGGAGATGCTAAAAGATATTTTACTGAGGGTATATTAGATAACCCAATTGAAATTAGAAAAGCATTTACTAAAAACTTAATTAGACACTACTCAAATAGTAAAAATATTGATCATTTTATTTGGTGGAATAGTAATAATAAATTTGGTAAGTATATATCATTTTCACCAGATGAAGCAGATGAATTAGTAGATAAAGGATTACTTCGAACTAATAATGCTGCTGTCTACCAATTAGATCCTTCTATTTCTAAGCCTTAATTTGGTCTTTCATCTCTTTTGCCGTATCTTCCCCTACTGTGGGGGGGGAGGGAGGAAAGCGCACCGGTTCGCATAATTCGCATCATGTCATTAAACAGTTTCTTCGATAGTATAGATATAGACGCACAGTTCGATGTGTGGCGCGATTCTATTAAGCAAAAATTAATTCACTTAAAAAATACAATTCCCCTAGAAAATAGGAGGGAATTACACTATGTTGGTGAAACATTAGAATTTCTTAATTCACTTAATATTTTAAGTAGTGACTTTTTAGCTCACAACCCTGAAGCACAAAGTAAAACTCATTTTAAAGAAAGATTGAGAGTATGTAACTCTTATTATAAAAAATTTGGAAAGCGGTAAAAACGTTCGTATATTAAACAAAAATTTATTATGGCTAGATATAGACAACAATTAACTATTGCACTAGAACGACTTGATCAAGGATTAGCTCGTGTGCATACTATGATAAAGCGCGGCAATAATGCCGAAGCAATTCATTTTATGGAAAATAATTTAAAAGAATTATATGATGAACTTCAAAATATTATTAATATTGAACCCGGTAACGACGGGGGTAGAATAGGTGCGTTATGATTGGAGCTGATCAAATAAAGGTTAATTTTGAAGCCTTTAATGAGGTTTTAGAAGCTAATTTTGAAGGTAAACGTTTAGAAAAACTAAAAACCTTAGCTGATTGCTTAAAAGAACGAATAATGTTCGCACCAGCATCTTCTAAGGATTGGTTTAATAATGCTTTTCCTGGTGGTTATCTTGATCACGTATTAAGAGTAAATAAAATAGCTAACCAACTTCATAAGTTATATGATTTTCATGGAGCTGCTGAATCATACACAGGTGAAGAACTAAATTTTGTATCTTTATTTTGCCAATTAGGTAAATTAGGAGATTGGAATAATGAATATTTTACTAAAAATGATTCTGATTGGCATGTTAAAAATTTAGGTATGGTATATAAGTTTAACGAACATGTACCTGCTATGAAAGTTTATGATCGTACAATTTATCTCCTTCAGGATGCTGGTATTAAAATATCACATAATGAGTATTTAGCTATTCGTAACCAAGAAGGTTTATTCGATGATAGTAATAAATTCTATTTTTATAGTGGTCAAAAAGAAACTAAATTTAGAACCCATTTACCATTATTAATCCACCAAGCTATTCAAACTGCTCAAGAAATAGAATTCCAAATGTGGAGTTCCGGAAATTCGGTTATACAACAATCGTCTAAACCCGCTAATGCCTCCAAAGCTGATAAAACTATAAGGAAGGCTAAAGCGATAAACGTAGAAAATAATCCTAATTTCAACGAAAAAACCAAATCAATTATTGATTCATTCTTTACAGACTAAATGGAAATTATAATTGCAATACTATTAGCCCTATTAATTGTAGCAGGATTTGCTATTCGTAATGTTATAAAGAAAAACGAAATATTAGAAGACTTTATAGCAAAACAGAGTGAAGCAATTGACCGATGTAATCAAAGATTAAAACAAGTTGATGATAAAGGTTCATTTATAGCAGATGATGAAATAGGTTGGTTTTTTAAAGAAGTTAAGATGATACAGGAGGCACTAAACGAATTCCGTCTCCGCTAATCTTATGCCTAGAAAAAAAAGTAAAAGACAATATTTTACCGAAGATACAGAATTAGCTATAATTGAATATTTAGCTACAGAAGATCAGGTTTTACGAAATAAGATTTATAATACACGAATTCACCATTCGTTTTATAAATTAGCCGAAAATCTCATCCACACATTTAAATTTTATTACACTGAAGTAGATGACCTCGAACATTTAAAACACGAGGTTATTTGCTTCTTACTTGAAAAACTTCATTACTTTAAAGTAGGTAAAGGTAAAGCTTTTTCATACTTTAGTATAGTAGGTAAAAATTATCTTATTTTGTATAATAATAAAAATTATGCAAAGAAAAAGAAAAAAGCAGATTTATTAGATGTAGATACTGACAATGGTATTTTAACTAACTTTGAAAATGAAGAACGTTTAAGTGAAAAAATAGAATTTTTAGATATTTTTATTGAAAAATTAGATTATAAATTATCTAGTATTTTTAATAAACCTGATGATATTATGGTAGCTGATGCGGTTTTAACTCTTTTTAAAAAAAGAGAAACACTAGAAATATTCAATAAAAAGGCATTGTATATTTATATAAGAGAAATCACCGGATGTGATACCCCGGCTATTACTAAAGTAACTAAACACCTTAAAAAATATTATATTAAAGCTTATAATCAATGGGAAACTGGTAAACCAATAGTTTTATAATTATATATTTATAACCATGGATACTCCACTTGATACAATACTATTTAATGGGAAAACATCTTCCGATGTATTTAAAGAAATATATGATAACAGTAAAAAAAAAGATAAACAAATTAATTCTTTAATTGCTGAATTAAAACCTTTAATACAAAATATTGGAGATGCCCCCGTAGTTGTGCCTCTTATAAAAGAATATTTAGAAGTTAGTGTAAAAAATGATGAACATCTTATAAAAATGATGGCTGTCATACAAAGAATGGGTAATAGTAATGGTTCAGGTGGTAGTGATTCTCTCTTAACAGATGAAGAATTAAAACAACTTCAACAAATAGCAGAAGAAGTAGCACAAGATGCCGACGAATCAACTAAGAACACTAAAAGGTCAGGGAAATAATAATAACCCCTCAAAAGATCGTAATATAATATCCGCTAGGGTATATGATATTATACTGGATGAAACCCACCCATTTTTTTTAAAAACTCTAGAAGGACAATTTGATCCCACTTACATTGGAGCTATTTTTTGGGCTGAAATAGGTACTAAAGAAGGAAATAAAGATATAGATCCTTTAAATCTAAATATAGCTAAACCTCATTTTTCTTCAACTAACGTTTTACCCCTAAAAAATGAAATAGTAACTTTAACATTAGCCCCTAGCTCAAATCATTATAGTAAAACTGGGGGCTATTCTAATCACACAGAATATTATTATTTTCCAAGTGTAAATATATGGGGAAATGCTGGTTATAACCCATTACCACGTGAAGCAGATTTAAAATCCCCAACAATAAATCCAGGCCAAGTTGCTACTCCAACTAATTTAGAAGAAGATTTTAATTTAGAATTAGGAACTTACATAGACGAAAATAAAATAGCATCTACTAAAAAAATGTTACCATTTGAAGGAGATATGTTATTTGAAGGTAGATTTGGTAATAGCATAAGATTTGGTTCTTCAACCCCACAAGGTAAAAATAATTGGTCCGAAAACGATAGTGAAGGCGATCCTGTTATTGTAATATCTAATGGCCAATCTGGCGATAGAGAAATGGTGATAGAAAATATTAACGAGGATGCCAGTTCTATTTATATGTTAAGTAACCAAAATGTTTCTGGGTTTTCTATATCTGCTAATAATTTTAGATCCTTAGGAGAAAATGTCGATCTAGTCCCTTCAACAGAACCTATTACACCACTACAAAAGATTAGTATCTTTACAAGAACTGATCAAATAGATTCAAACGATGCTATTCCACAAGATCTTGATGATACTGTCAAAGAAATAAAAACAGATAATATTATAGATACTAAAAAAGGAACAATTACACCGGGTATATTACAAGATCCTACTAAAAATTTAGGTAAATTTCTAACAGAAACTCCATGGAGTGCCGCTTTTATAAGTTATTGTATAGCAGAAAAAGCAGGAATATCATTCCCCAGGAGGGCTAATCATGTTGGGTATGCCCAAGCTATAAAAGATGGAGGATATGCATTTTCCGCCATAGATCCATTTTTATCAGGATCAGAGGGTGAAGTAAAACCGGGTGATGTTTTTATTAAAGGGAGAGAGGGGAATAAACTTAATTTTAGTGATGATAAATGGAAAGGAGCTTCTCATGGGGATATAGTTGTAAAAGTTAGAAATAATGCAGTTACTTTGGTAGGAGGTAATGTAAGTGAAAAAAAAGATAAAGAAATATACGGAGTTGATATTAACCAGGGTACATGTAGAAAAAAAATTCTTACAGCATCTAATAAAAAAATAATAAGTAAATACTTGGGCACAGAGGGATCTAAAAATGCAGCTTTTGTAATTTTAAGACCTTTAAAGGGTGAAGATGCTTTAAAAATAGTTGATGCTGCTTTGGAAGAAGCAAATTTTTGGAAAAATAGAAGTGAAATAGACCCAGCAGTTACAGATACACTTGTTATTTATTGGAGTCAATTTCCTACATATATTAAAAAAATAAACCAAGCTATAGATAAGGATCAAAAACTAAATATAGATGATTAAATCCCCAGACACATATCAAGGTAAACAAATAATATTAACATCAGATAGATTAATATTTAATGCTAAGGAGGATCAAGTGTACTCTTCTAATAGTACTATAGCATTTTCTACTAATAAAGACTTTCATATTAATACATCTGAGGATTCTAATGGTTTATTTATAGTTAATAGCCCTAAAATCCGTTTAGGTAAAATATCGGATACCTCCCCGGAAGCCCCTAACAACCCCGCTGTAAAAGGTAATGAATTAGTTAGTTTAATGGGTGATATATTATCCCATTTAGATAAATTATATAACACAGTATTACCTATAATAAATCAAATAACAGTATTTCCTGGTTTCCCTACTATCCCTAGCCCAACAAACGCAGGACTAATAGCCCCCCTAAGTGCAGAAATAAAAACATTAAAAGGTAGATTAAATAACATTAATAGTAAAAACGTTTATATAAAATGATTAAACTATTACAAACTAGTATTCCTAGTGCTACCAGATTATTTGAAAATGCACGAGCAAGAACTTTTTTCTTTGCAGATGTAGCCCCCTTTATAAATGCACAAATTACGGTAAATATCCCAAACAGTGCAAGAATATTAATCCTTTTAGCAGAAAAAACTAACTCTCTTCAAGAACTTGAAAGAGCTTTTTTAGCTTTAAAAGCTACCTGTGAACTTCTTAAACATCAAATTCAAAATTATTTAGATGAAATAAATAAAATAATAAACCAAATAGAAAAAGTTAATAATACATTTGGTTCTTTTGATGTAATACTAAACCAATTATTAAGACTAATCCCTATATTTAATACCATAATAGCAGCGGGACAAATAACCTTATCGGCCCAGGTATTCCCCGTGGCAAATGGGGCCCTTATAATAAAGACGGGGGATGCCATTAATTTTTTAAAGGGAAAAATTAAAGAAATACAATCTTTAGCTTTAATTGTAAATGGTGTTAGTAAATTTTTTACTACTAGTACAAGTGAAATTTTAGCTATATTAGTTCCTGCTAGAAATGAATTAGTTAGAATACTTACGATTTTAAATGCTAGGTGTTTATTTATAGATAGTGTTTATTTAAGAGAACTAAAAAACTTTAACTTAAATAGTACTTCTAATAATTCCCAAAATAATGAAGAAATTGTTGATACTTTAGGTAATATATATAAACCAGAAGTTATATTAGACAATTTAGAAAATTCAAACAAATCCTTATTTATAGAATATCTCAGAGAAAGTGGTCACACTGGGTATCAAATAACTAAAGGGTAATATATTTATTAAAAACCTATAATATGAAGTTAAGTGCTTTTGAACAAATAATTAGAAAAGTTGTACGTGAAGAAATAGATTACGCACTAAAACGTGAAATTAATTCATTGAAGGAAGGGTTAAACCCCCCACAACATATTAATGAATCTAATAACACACAAGAGTTAGAAACCTTTAGAAATAAACTAAAATCCCAAATCCCAACCCCTTCATTCAACACTGGAGATGATACTTTAAATTCTCTTCTCACAGAAACGGCTACTACTCCTACTTGGGAAGAACGTGCAGCCGTTAATGATCCGGTAAATCAATTTGTAAATAAGGATTATAGTCAACTAATGAGTGCTATAGATAATAAAAAAAATTATAGACCCTAATGGCTATACAAAGAAAAATTGGAGTAAAAATTAACCCTCTAGATCTTGATACACGCAAGGCTATAGGGACAAAAATACCTTTTAATAAAAAAAGTATTTTTGAATCTAATTTTTCTACAAAAAATCAAATAAAATCTAATTTAATTAATTTATTATTAACTTCTAAAGGTGAAAGATTTCACGAACCTAATTATGGTATAGGGTTAAGAGAAATTTTATTTGAACCTAATATTGAAACTGCCGATAAAATATCTCAATTAAAAGGATTAATTAATCAAAATATTACCATACACATCCCACAAATAACAGCAACCGATATAAAAGTAGACCCTATAAAAAATACTAATAATTTATTAGTTAAAATTCAATATAAAGTTTTAGTTGATGGTGATACTAATGAAGTATCTTTAAAATTATAATAAATGGCTTATTCTAAAACAAATAACACCCCCAATAAAGATATAAGTTATCTTAATAAAGATTATAGTCAACTAAAACAAAATTTAGTTGAATTTACTAAAACTTATTTTCCTGATAATTTTAATGATTTTTCAGAAAGCAATCCAGGAATGATATTTTTGGAAATGGCTTCCTATGTTGGTGATGTACTTTCTTTTTATATTGATACCCAAATTCAAGAAACATTTATACAATCAGCACAGGAAAAAACTAATCTTTTAGCACTAGCATATAATTTAGGATATAAACCCTCTGTAACTAATGCTTCTACTACAGAAGTAGATTTATTTATGGAGGTACCTGCTAAGGGAACTTCCCCATATGCCCCTGATTTTGATTATGCCCTTACTATAAATAAAAATTCAAACTTTAAAACCACTGGTGGAGAATCAGCAATTACATTTACACTAGAAAATGATGTAAACTTTAGTATTAGTTCTTCTTTAAGTCCTTTAGAAACTATAATACACCAAACAGACGGTGCTGATAACCCAGAATATTATTTATTAAAGAAAAAAGGTAAGGTAATTTCGGGAACCCCTAAAACAAAAACTTTTGAAATAGGACCATCACAAAGATTTCTTACTTTAGAACTTTCAGACAAAAATATAATTAAAATAGAATCTATTATAGATTCGGATGGAAATAGTTACTTAGAAGTACCATATTTAGCTCAAGAAACTATTTTTGAAGAAATTAGTAATGATACTTCAAATACTCCAGGATTATCTCAATATTCTAGTGATACTCCATATTTATTAAAACTTAAAAAAGTACCCAAAAGGTTTGTAGCTAGATTTTTAGCTAATAATACTCTACAAATTCAATTTGGAGCAGGAATTACTTCTAACACTGATGAAGATATAATTCCTAATCCAGATAATATTGGTTTAGGAGTCAAAGATGGTAGATCATTACTAGATTTAGCATTTGATCCTTCTAACTTTTTATTTACTAAAACTTATGGAGAAACCCCTAAAAATACCACCCTTACAGTAACCTACATAGTAGGAGGTGGAGTTAAAAGTAATGTAGATTCTAATACAATTACACGTAAAAACACAGTTTTAACTAGTGATAATATTGGTGGATTAGACTCAGGCGTAAAAACCACGGTTATAAACTCAATAGCAGTAAATAACCCCCAAGCTGCCACAGGCGGTGGACCCGGGGATTCAATTGAAGATATACGGTTGAATTCAATATCTAATGCCTCTTCTCAGTTACGTACAGTATCTAAAGAAGACTATATTATTAGGACTTTAAATTTACCTCCCCAATTAGGTAGAGTTGCTAAAGCATACATAATTAAAGATGACCAAATAAGTGCTTCTACTTCTAGTAGAATTAGTAATCCTAATTCTTTAAATTTATATACATTAGGATATAATAGTCAAAATCAATTAACACCTTTAAACCCAGCTACTAGACAAAATTTAATAACCTATTTAGAACAATATAGAATGTTAACAGATTCTATAAATATAAAAAATGGATTTATCATAAATTTTGCTATAGAATTTGATATAGTAGTATTTAAAAATTTTAATAACCAAGAAGTATTACTTAATAGTATCAATTCATTAAAAAAATATTTTGATATTCAAAATTGGCAATTTAATCAACCTATATTAATTAGTGAAATATTTAATGTTTTGGGACAAGTAACTGGGGTACAAAATGTTGAAGATATAAGATTTAAAAATAAAGCAGGAAATGCCTTAGGGTATTCTAAACATTCTTATGATTTTGGCTCGGCAACTATAAACAATATAATTTACCCCTCACAAGATATAGGTATTTTTGAATTAAAATACCCTAATTCTGATATAAAGGGTAGAGTAGTAAAATACTAATTATGGCATATTATTTTTTATACCCAGAAAAGGATACAACAATATATTCTCACCCTAGTAGGCAAAACCTAAATACGGGGGTTAATGAAACCCTCGAATTAACTACTGAAAAAGGAATAAATGATGAATTATATTATCCTTCAAGAATACTTCTTCAATTTAAAAATACTGAATTAAATGATGTATTTTCAACCCAAGTAACAGGAGATTTTGAGGCAAATTTAAAACTATATGCTACAGAATTTGCCCAAAATTTCCCAACATCTCAAACGGTTGAACTATACCCTCTTTCGGAATCTTGGGATAACGGAAACCAAAGATATAATGAAAACCCTACTAATAATAGTATAATTAGTAATGGTTGTTCATGGTTGTATAAGGATAATGAAACTACTAAAACATCTTGGGGTACTTTAACCCCGGGTACAACAGGAAGTAATACCCCAATATCGGGAGGGATATGGTATACTGGAAGTGAATTTAAATCAACACAGACTTTAGGAATAGTAAATGATTTAGATTTAAATTTCAATGTCACTAACCAAATACAAAAATTCTCCTCTAGTTTATTTACATCCCAAGAATATCCTACTGGTCTATCTAATAATGGTTTTATTCTATTAAGAGAAAACGATACGGATAATAATACTACAAATCAGGGTAGTTTAAAATATTTTTCAGTAGACACTAATACCATATTTTCCCCCGCATTAACTGTAAAGTGGGATGATTCAAGTTATATAACAGGTAGTGGAGCTACCCTTTTAAATAGTGGTAAAATCCAATTAAATATTTCTAATAATAAAAAATATTATAGAAACGAAGAAGAATATACTTTTAGAGTAAACGTAAGAAAACAATTTCCTACTAGAACTTTTACTACCTCTTCTAATTATCTAGATGTTAATTATTTAAAACATACTTCATATTATAGTATTGAAGACTATACTTCTAAAGAAGTTATAGTACCTTTTGACACTAGTTATACTAAATTAAGTGCAGATTCAGAAGGAATGTTTTTTAAATTAAATATGAATGGATTACAACCAGAAAGATATTATAAAATTTTACTCAGACATGATTGCAATGATGGAGTTATATTATATGATGATTATTGTTACTTTAAAGTTATTAGATAATGGCTGAAAAAATAGAAATAATAAAAGATCTTTATTTAAAATCTGAATATAAAAGTGTTATAGACACAGAGTTTTCAGAATTAACTAATATTAATCAAAATGAAGTTAATATAGAAGATTTTTTTAGACAATATGATGAAGTATTTTTTAATATCCCACTAGAAGGGAATCTAAGTCATAGAGCATTAGTAATAAGAAGTTCTGGGGTATTAGATGATTTAGATGATCCTAGGGATAAAGAAATAGATGAATTAAGAAATAGAGTTCAAGAACTTGAAATAGAACTCTTACAGAGAGATGAATCCGAACAAGAACCAGAACATCCCCAGTTTAAAAATGGTAGTTTAATCCATAACCCTACTACTAGTGAAAATTTCTTTATGTCTAAAGGAAAAACTAGGAAAATATTCGATGGAAATGTATTAGATGTACTAAAACAATTACAACCCGGGGGTACTATAGATTCTCCTATAAGAGATGTGGCTACACTTGTACCTACTTCTATAATTAATGGAATAGAAAGCGGTATTCCTTTAAACGAAGCTAATTTTAACTTAATAGACAGCACAGTTGACGATGAAACACAACGTGCTATATGGAATTTAGATTGGTCTGATACTACTCTTAACTTAGACTATGCCCGAACAATATATAATGATGTTTTTGAGTATTTAGATTCTTTATCTAGAGATATAGAGGCAAAAGAAAATGTACTTGAATTTGTTGAAGAAAAAATTCTTAATATTAATAGACAAATTAATACTTTAAAAATACAAAGCCAAAAATCTCCTAATTTACAATTAGAAGTAGATACAAAAATAGAAGAGCTACGTAATGAAAAAAATGATTTAAGTGATACTTTAGACAGTACTGAAGGTAGATTAGACCAAGTAAAACAGGCGTATAAAACATTATTTAATCAACCGTCACTATTTAATAATTTACCGGGGGGAGGTGAAGATATTGTTGATAATAATAATCCAGAAATAAAGTATAGTCATTTAAAAGATAATTTACAAAAATTATTTGATGATGGTGCTTTAGAAAATAATAGGGTTAATGGTCCTGAAAGAGACTTAAGACAAGCTAAAGAAAAAGAAAGAGATGGTAAATCAGTTCGTAAGTTTGCTGCTTGGATAACAGACATTAAAAAAAGAAGTAGTGGTAAAGACGAAAGAGATTTATTAGTAGTATTAAATACCACAAGAAATAGTATTAGAGAAACAGGAAACGGAAGAATTCAATAAAACATGGCTATTACTTCATACGAAATATTAAACCAAATAAAACCTGAAGACAGAAATCTTCTTAATCCCCAAGAAAGACAGAATTCTTTTGGTGACGAAAATGATTTTATTGAATTACACGTTTATGATTCAATAAACCAAAAAGTACTTTCCCTCCCTAATTTTACTAATTATAACCTTCCGGAATTACTTACTGAGAATACTGAAACATTTAATGAAATCATTATTAACCCAGATAGTGTTTTACGAAATTTAGGATTTAATAGAGGGAAATATGATATTATTTTAAATTGTGTTAAACAGGAAATAGGACCAGATATAGAAAATGCTTTTTTTATAGAAAACATTTCACCTAGTAGAACTGAAATAAGAGCTAAATTATTACCTGAATATGAGAATAGAACAATTCAAAATCAAGTTAATTCTTTAGCCTTAGATTTTGATACAGAAGATGGTGGTGCTGAAAGATATTTTAAAGACTTTGCTCTTAATTTTGATAATAATATTATATTAACTGGTGTTAATTTCAGAATAGAAACAGATAATACTTTTTTAATAAAACTATATGAACCTATTCCAACTAATTTAAATGAAAAAACTTCTTTTAGAATAGTAAAAGAATTAATTAGTCCTATAAAATATTCTATTAACCTAGAACCACCTGAAGAAGATTTAAACACCATAGAACTTAAAGGTCCTAATTTAAGAATTGATACTAGACTAAATTCTAGTATCCCTACAAATTATAAAACCTATAATGATATATTAAATTACAGTTCTACTTCATCTTTAAATAATGTTATAAACGCATTATCCCAAAGTATTCCTGTATCTATAGAGTACAATAATATAAATACTCCTTCAGGATACACTTTTGAAAAATTCACCCATTTTGGTTCTGCTGAAGAAAAGTTAAGAAACTTTAATTATAAATTAGAATTAATAGAATTATATGTTTCTAAAAGTGAAATAGTAGAAAGCATTAATAATTATACTAATGTAAATTCATTAACTATTGAAAGGCAAAGTAATATTAATCTAAAAAATAAAGTTATAAATGATTTTGATGGGTTTGAAAGATTTTTATACTTTGATAGTGGAACGTATTCTTGGCCTAAATCAAATTCTACTAAACCTTATATTAATTATTCAACTACTTCATCTGAAGCTTTAACTTGGTTAGGTAGTATTAATCATAATAGTGCTTATTATGGAGGACAATTACTAAGTTCCTCATTATTTGACCAACAAAATCCTTATATTTTAAGAAATACATTACCTACTTATATAATAGATAACCCTCAAAATAGTGAAGCTATAACATTTACTGATATGTTAGGCCAATACTTTGATAATATTTGGATATATATTGAAAATATTACAGATAAAAACTTTGCTAACAATGATATAAATCAGGGCATTTCAAAGGACTTAGTATTTAATGCACTACAAGAAAAAGGTATCCCTGCTTTTGACCAATTTGAAAATAGTAATTTATTTGAATATTTGTTAGGAAGTGATAGTGGGGATAATTTCCAATACCAGGCACCAGTATCACAAAGTATGGTATCTGCTTCAAATGATGGATCTATCCCCAAAGGAGATATAGCTAAAGAAGTATGGAAACGCTTATACCATAATGCCCCTTACCTATTACAGACAAAAGGTACTGAAAGGGGTATTAAAGCACTAATGGCTTGTTATGGTATACCAGAAACAATTCTTCATGTAAAAGAATATGGGGGCCCCACAACTACCCTAAATGGGATTAGAACATTTAGTTATAAAAAACATAGTAAAATGACTTCCCCCGCGGTATCCGGCCCAACACAAGTTGTTATGACTGATACTCTCATACCAAATACTACTAAAACCCTTCAAGTTAGATTTTTACCTACTAAAGGGTCAACTACGGCGTTTGATATTATGTCTATTGTTCCTCCATCTAGTACTAATGATGTAGTAATTGGTATATCCCAAAGTATAGACGTTACTAAGGGAATAAACTCAGGTTCTTTTGCTCACTTAGTAATTGCATCAGGTTCATTAGCAGATTCATCAGCAGGTAGGATTAAAGCTATTTCTAGTAGTTTATTAGGACCTATATATAATGGTGAAGTTTGGAATCTATCCGTTAGATTAAATAGTGGATCCTCAGAAGGTAATACAGTTGAAGCATTTGCGACTAATACGGCACTTGATAAAAGCATTTATGTTTTATCATGTAGTATAGAATTACCTAATTTCTTTACTGATATGACGGCAGCTTCTAATACAATTATGATAGGAAATGGTAGTTCTATAGGTTCTCATACATCATTAGGTACTTTAATAAACCCATTTACGGGTAGTATACAAGAATATAGAGCATGGACTGAAAAACTTACTAAAAATACTATAGTTACACAATCATTATCACCATTTAATTATAATGGCAATACTATTAGTTCAAGTTTTGAATCATTAATTCAAAGATTATCTTTAGGATCTAATAATCAAACTATAGTTAGTGGCCAGCAAAACCAAGCCCCAAATATAGCAATGCATTCACTACATATTGCTAATATTGTAGCAGACACTACAGTTGTCCCTATAGAAGAAACCCACCATTTAACTACACCGGATACTGTAGGTTCTACAATGGTATCAGAAAAAGTTAGATTTGATAGTGGATCCGTAGATGATAATATATTATCACCTTTTATAAGGTCTGAAGAATCTACTTTAGATAGGCAACCTTTAGATTATTCTACTTTAGGGGTATTTTTCTCACCAACATTTGAAATTAATGAAGATATAGTAAATACTTTAGGTCCCTTTAGTATGGATGATTATATTGGGGACCCAAGACATTTAGCAAGTGGTAGTTATCCTGATTTAAAAACACTAAAAGATGTCTATGATCAAAAATTAGAAAGAAGATATAACTTCCTAGATTATTTTAAAACCATTGAATATATAGATCATACTATATTTAAAATTATAGAACAATTTGTCCCTGCTAAAGCTAATTTAAAATCAGGTTTAGTTATAGAACCTCATTACTTAGAAAGAAATAAATTTAATTTTGGAAACCCTGATTTTTCACAAATAACTGTAAATGAAGCTATCTATATAGGTACAGGCTCTGTATCAGGTGAATATATATTATACGAAACAGATATTAATGTTAATGCAGTACTTGATGGTAGTGAAGGTAATATAGAAAATAATTTTTTATATGCTCCTTTTAGTTCTAAGTTTTATAAAATAACTTCTAAGTATAACCATCAGGGTGAGGATACATCAATTACTAATAATGATGGAGATATTGTTACACCTGATTTTGAAAATGAAAATACGTTTACCTCACGAGCAGTCAATAATATAATTAACCCACCTATTATACCTGATTCAGTAACATAAAACATAAAATATGCCCGTAACTAACCCAAATCAAATTCCTTCATCATTACCAACGGGATTACCATCTTCCCCTCCCCAAACTCCTCCTTCGTTTGGTGCCCAATTATTAGGTAATAAGGAATTTTCAATTGAATTTAATGATAGTGTGTTAGATACTAAGGCTTGGAGGTCTACAAGGTATGAAGGAAACCAACTAGAAACCCAAAACGGGATAAATGGTGCTTTTAGGGAAGGTGATAAGTCTTTTGGTAAAACACCTATTGTAGAAAGATATTCAAGATGTATCTATATAGGAAAACAAATAACCCCCCACCTTGGTGATGGGGACGTTCCACCTGATACCCTTAGTTCAGTCGGATTTAAGGGCAAAACTGTAATTCAATTAGACGGCCTTTTTCAGATTAATGGGGATAATACTATAACTAAAATTACTAACTTTGATGCCCCTGGGGGAACAGGAAAAACTAGAAGATCAACCCAAAACACAATTCGTGGTGCTGTAGGTGATGATTTTAGAGTAGGCTCAAAAGCTAAGCTTATAGTATTTGATCAATCTGTAGAACAAAACTTAAAAGAAGGATACACGGTGGAATTTAATGAGGGAAGTTTAACCAGAATAGCAGAAGTTAGCCAAAGTTTAACTACTCCTGATGTTATTGTTTCTTTTCTTCCCTTTGCGTTAGCATCAAATGCCAAAGTTAACATAATTGTTCCCGAAACAGCTAATAATGGTACAGATACTTTAGATATTGGGGGTTCTACATCATCGACAAAAATAACTTTATTTGATAATAACCTTTCATCATATCATACTAATACATCAGGTAGTGGAGATAATATAATTAGTGGAAATCAAACATCTGTTTTTGCTGGTTTAGTAAGTTTTTTTAATGATTCTAAAGAAGAAAGAGATTTAGATAGGGCATTAAATAAATTTTATATTCAAGTAAAACCCCCTAGGTTATTTCCTCCCCAACGATTTAACACAGCGGAATTTGGTCTTAATAATCTCCTTATATATGAGTTAGATATGAACCAACTTACTATAGCGGGA